CTATTGAGGAATCCGAAACTTCTGATAATACAGGGTCAGATTACTATGATCCTAAGGAGATTTTGGAGGACTAATCAGTGGCTTCTGATAATACAGTTTTATACAAAAACGGGACAGTATATGATAACTCATATATCTTCTCTATATCAGAATTGATGGGTAAACTATACCGATCTAAATTCTGGTCTCAAGAAAGAATTGATAAATTATTTAATAGACTAGGTGTGGACAAGAAAGACATCAAAGGGTCTACTTATTGTCATGCCTATTCTATCCCTAAACTAAATAATATTTCCGATGAGCACATCTTAAGTTATATTGCAAAATGCTACCATAATAATAAAACTGAGTTATTAGATATGGGATTTACTGAAGACGAGTTCAACTATCTTATCGAAAATATTAATACTATTCATAAGATCTATACTATGAATGATAAATATATTATATCAATATGCTAAGAACAATATAATGAAGTGGTATTTGCAGATGTCACTTCTTAAAATCCTTTCTTTACAGAATATCCACATACAGTATACACCCTAACTAGTATTACTAGTTAGGGTTATATTGTTTTTATTTTTTATGCATATATAAACACTTCTATAATAGAGAGGCCTGTGTTGGCTAAGATCCTGCATTCTCTATTGTATACAACTATTGGTGTACAGGTTGTTAAAATCTCTCACGACTGTGGTATATTGCATTATACTACTTGCTTGAAAACTTCGCTCCAAAATAAATAACTTTAAAATATAAAATCTCTCTCTTATATAATAAAGACACAAAATAGAACACACTACTACGAATACGTTAAATCCACCTGTACACCTATAGCTGTATAGATCATTGATCTATACAGTCTTAATATTTATTTTTAAAAACTAGACAAACAAATCATTAATGATGGCTAAGTGCTACAAATAACTTAC